TTTAAGAACTCCTCGGCAGCATCATCAAACTCACCTCGATTGTGTTTCATCCGAAGGGAAGAATTTTGGAGATTACCGAGTCCAACATTGAAGGCGAAAGACACAAGTGCGCCAAACCGACCAGGAGTAAGCCCACTAGGACATAATCGTTGAACTCCGCTTTCAAACCGCGCCAAATCTTTAGCAAGAATTTCATCTACTTCTCCCATCGTTAAGACTCTATCCCATCCGCTAGGGATAGGCAAAGCCTTGCGTTCTGCTAGTGGTACTCTAGCATGGTTAGGATCTATGACATGACCAACACCGACAGTCCAAAGTAGTGCAGGGCATTGGTAAGGTTTAAATCGGATTCCTTCATGATGAGAAATCATGTCTAATACTTTTTTATCAATCACTTTTTGAAAGCCTGTGTACCGAACCAGAAAGAGACTACCGATGCCCAGATGATCTGAGTCTCGTCATCCCATAAGAGATTAAGTGCTACATCAAATGGCACATCCTTATGGAAAGCAAACCAAAAACCAAATACTTCTACAAAAGCAAACATTAGGAATAAACCATAAGTAATAGCTGGTCTAACCATCGCCCTAGCGTTTGTTACCCATTGTGCAGCACCCTTACCGATTTCTATATCGTGTGCGTACAAGGACTGTCTTTCTTGTACTTGAGTCTGCATAGCAACTTGCTCGGTTCTTATTTCTTCTACACGCGCTTGGGCAGCGTAACCTTTTTCTAGCAACTCCATCTCTCTTTCAGTCTGGAGTCTAGCAAGTTCTAGTTCGTGTTTCTTGTCGGACTTGTCTTGGAAGAATCCTAAAAGACTAGGTAAGCCACCAGTAAGAAAAGAAATAAGTGTAGTGAATAAAGTAATCATTTAACTCCCCAAGTTAGATACCAAGCGATGACCGCAGCCACCGCATAACACATCCACATAACTCGCCTAACTTCTGCCAAATCTTTCCTAAATTCATTTTCTATTTCCTTCTCTTGTTTTTCAATCTTGAGTTTGATGGCTTCTACTTCTGACCATCGTTTTTGACCATGATGTTTTACAAAGTCTTTCTTGACCTGTTCTTCTTTTATTCTTACATCTTCTTGTTTTTGCCATTGCATCATGGCTCGTTTGAAATACTGCTCTTTTAAGACTTCTGCTTCTCTAATCTGCCTTCTGCGTTCTAAGGCTTTTTGTTGTGCTACTGAGGCTGCTTCCTTTTGTACATCCTCGATAGACGATCCTATAGCTTTACCTGCTTCTTTGCCTGTCTTTACGCTTTCGCTAAAAGACTTTGCGCCCTCCAAAAACCCAAATTGATCGGACATAGTTCATAGTTAATTTAGTTTTAGAACAAGAGAAATTAGGATAGCAATGATAAAAGCAGCAGAACCTATTAGGATTTGTTCTAAACGCTTTAACCTGGCATTTATACCTGTATAGCGTTCAGCACATACAGCTTCATGGGCTGATAAAGCTGCCTCGTTTTTATCTATTGTTTTCATTTCAAGCCCATGCTCTCTCTAATCTTGGTTGCGGAAATATCGGTTATGGTTTTATCAAAAGTTTCTTGCTCAATCTTGTAACCTACATCTCTGCCGTAGGTAATGTTTGTAATATTAGGAACGACCTGAATTTCGTACTGACCTTGGAATAATGGATCTAAGTCTCTTTTAATATTAGATTTTACTTGTTCAATAGCAAATGGGTTACTACCTTTCCAGCCCTGACAATCACGAATCTGTATTACTACTTGACCTGTCTTAGCAATGGCTCGTTCAAACAAGGCTCTGTGTCCTTCGGGCCAAGGTTGCCATCTGCCTAGCATCTGGACTGTTTCTTTCTGCCAGTTAAAGGTAGGTCTGCGCCTGTTCTCAATAATGTGATTGCCGATAAACTCAGCCCATTTCTCGCAATCTTGCTCAGTTACTCTAAAGTCATAGACTGTTGGTGGGATAAAGGCTTTGTTGGTATCTTCGTACTGGCTTTTAGCAATCGTATCGACCCAAATAGTCCAATCAGCCTTAAAGTTATTACGCATCTCTACTAAAGGTGCTACAAAGTCGCAGATTACATAATCACCGCCAGCTTCTAGGGCAAACTGCGCCATGCGTAGGGATTGACGAATTCTGCCTTCATTGGAGAAATCCCAATCGTTGTACTTTTTACGCACTTCATCTGCATTAAACCATGTTACTTGTGCGTTAAAGCCAGTAAATGATTCGCCATAGTCTTTGCGAGTACCATTTACTTCTAAATACTTCTTTAGGGCTTGGGCTAAGTAAGTCTTACCTGAGCTTGGCAAACCCATAATGAGTATTTTTTTCATAGGAGAGCATCCAATTCATCGTGAGTAGTACAGGCTTCAATAGCAGCTTGTTTTGGTGCAACAGCATCTTTAGCAGCTTGCAAGGCTACTGGGTCAAATGTAGCTGGATTAGATGCTTGTTGTCTAAACAAAATATTAAAAGCCATTGCAGCTTGCTGTTTCATGCTTTCTTTACGGTCAGCTACAGTCACATCAGCAACGCCATAAACAATTTCTACAGGGTCTTTAGTAATATCAAAGGTATGTCCTGTGTAGTATTGACGATGTGGGGTAATAGCAGGTCTTACCTCAATGGCACTTTTCCAGCCAGGTCTGCTATCAGGTGGGGTATCCCAGCAGTCTTTAACTTCACCATTTTCAATACGAACATATAAACTCATTTTATTCTCCTAATATTTTGGTTAAATTCACCAGTCACTTTAGCCAATGGGGTATCCCAATCACCAAATTTCTCTTGTCTAAACAACCTAACATTGCGATACCAAATGCTAGATTCTTTACCATCAGCCCATAAATAATAAGGCAATACAGGGCTAATAATCCAAGTTTCTTTACCCATTGCTGCGGCTAAGTGTGCAACTGAGGTGCAAGAACTAATAACTTTATCCACGCTCTCAATCACCGCTTTGGTATGCAACCAAGTATCTAAGCAAGGCTTTTGCACATGGTCAGGAATATTGTCTATTCCCACATCCCGTTGCAGACTAATTAATTCCGCAGGTATTGTAAACAAAGGTGCTGGGTCAAATATCCGATTATGCTCATGCTCAAATCTTGGGTTGCCTTGCCACCGCAGTCCAATCTTGCCGTTAGGTTTATTTGGTTTGCAAGGGATATAAGGGGCATTGTTAACTGTTAAGAAGCTGAGATAGCCTGACATTCCTAGTACATGGTAGTCATGGTAAACACCGCCAGCAGCCCTAGATTCAACCACTGCAGATACTCCATCGACCAACATCATTAGACCAGCCAACTCAGGCATACAGGAAACCACGCATACACCGCCACGACTGACAATCTCTCTTGCCCATCTAGCAGCGTGTATTTGGTCTCCACGACCACCTTCTAACACCAATAAGACAACCTCACCATTTAAGGGTCTGCCATCGTATTTAGGCATTGATGAGGGGTTTGGATTACCAAAAACTTCTTCGTTGCGACCCCTATCTAGCAACTCAAAGCCTTCTTTTAGATTGCCATGTCTTAGTGAGTACCAGCCACGATTAAAGGCTGCCCTATCGTCATTTGGTCTTGTTTCTAAAAGAATCCTGCTCATTGCTTCGGCAGCCTCAAACTCACCACGCATAGCAGCTTCTACTTGAAAATCTAGCACATCTTTTTTCTGTTCTGTTTCACCATTCCAAAACTTAGGGGCTTGGAATCGGTATTCAAACTCACCTAAAACTTCTTTAGGGGATGTGCCTGTGTTCTTTAATTCAGGCTTAATGTCGTGCAGTCCAGGAATACCCCAAGCGTTCTCGTCATCCTCTGCAACTGATTTGCCGTCAATATTATTAAAATCGTGGACAAATGGTTGTAGATTCCAAAAGGTTTCTATTTTAGTGATAATTGCCTGTGGGTCTGACATCAACTCATCGTACTCAACAAACAGGATGTTTTCAGGGTGTTCTGTATAGCCTTCGTGTAGGGCAGCGTAAGAACCTTTTAAGTGTCCAATTAGCTGTCCATTACAAAATTCAGCAAGGTTACTAGGTTTAGCAATCTTGGCAAAGGATGCTGCACAAGTAGCCACATCCCTAACAGTCGCTACAATTCGCATCGGTGAGCCAAGAACTTCGTTCATTGTTTTTTGAACCTGCGGTGCTACCCATCCCCTAGACTTATCAACAGTAATCTTGCCATCCTCACGCACAGGAATTAATTTCCTAAGTGTTTCGTAAAGATGCTCGTTAGTCTGTCTTTGACCCTTGGTTGATGGGTTGTTTTCCCATGTCTGAACCACAGAGCCAAATATATCAATAAGCCCTGAAGTTGGCGTTACATGGATGTCATTACGCTGGTTTAGCAATGCAGCCAAAACAGTAGAGCCTGAACGAGGGAGTCCTGATAAAAAATACATCATGATTGTATGCAACCTGCTGTAGTATTTTTGCCCATTGGTACAGCCCAAGTAGTTAATGCACCAACTTGTTTAGGGGATGAGTAATTTGTTGTATTGCCTTGTCCTAATTGACCAGCAGAATTACTACCCCAAGACCATAATGTTCCATCTGATTTAAGGCACATTCCGCTACTACCAAAAGCAACAGGTGTAATCCAATTAGTTAAAGCACCTACTTGTTTTGGAGATGAATAGTTAGTTGTATTTCCAAGTCCTAACTTACCAAAAGTGCCTTGACCCCATGTCCACAATGTGCCATTAGTTTTAACGCACATACTAATATATCCATTGCCTGTTGATGAAATATCCCAATCAGTCAAAGCGCCAACTTGTACAGGAGAAGAAAGATTGGTAGTATTTCCCTGTCCTAGTTGACCAACATTATTTCTTCCCCAAGACCATAAAGTGCCGTCTGTTTTAGTGCATAAAGAAAATACTGATGTTATGCTCGGAATTTTCCAATTAGTTAAAGCGCCAACTTGCACAGGTGAGGAACGGTTAGTAGTATCGCCTAAACCCAACTGACCCCATTGATTTCTACCCCACGCAAAAAGTTTACCAGCAGTATCGACTGCTAAAACACAGCCACTACCAACAGATAATTTAATCCAATTAGTTGAAGAACCAATTTGAACAGGGGATGAAGTGTCAGTTGTATTTCCGTTTCCTAATTGACCATAAGTATTTTGACCCCAAGACCATAAAGTTCCATCTGTTTTAATACAGAATCCAGTATTATATTGGTCTGTTACTGGTGTAGCCCAATTTGTTAAAGCACCGACTTGAACTGGGGATGAACGACTCGTTGTTCCATTTCCTAATCCACCATAAGTACCAAAACCCCAAGACCATAAAGTTCCATTTGATTGAGTTGCAAGCGTTTGGTTTCCTGTGGAAAATTTTGACCAAGTAGTTAATGCTCCAACTTGTTTTGGTGACGAGTAATAAGTTGTATTTCCTGTGCCTAATGCACCAGCAAAATTATCGCCCCACATAAACAATTTACCACTAATAACAGGAGCAGCGGCAGCACTCTTAGCAAATAAGAAATTCCGAGAACCAAACATTATCGAATTCCTTATGAAAGGTTTTGAATAGCACTACCATACCAAGTAGAACCAACCGCTATAAAACTGATGATGTCTACTGCCGATGCTGTGGCTGTGATTGTAGGAGCAGTACCGCCAGCCCATTTAACACCCGTAAAGGTTGCTGTGGTCATGCCTGTAGCTGCCTGAGTAAGTCTTAGGATAAACGATGTTCCAGCAGTAGCTGTAGGCATAGTAAATGTGCAAGGTGTAGAAGCAGTTAGTGTAGCAGTCTGTACTGTTCCTGTCGATATAGTAAAGGTATGCGATGCACCGACTGTACCGATGGCTACGACTGTTTCTGTATAGCCTGTAAGGGTTGGGGTGGTTATTGTTGGTGATGTGCTTAATACTACATTTACAGTACCTGTAGAAGTAGTAACTCCTGTACCACCAGAGGCTACTGGCAACGCGCTAGATAAGCCAGTAATAGATCCACCAGTAATTTTGGCAGCAGTCATTGTATATGTGCCATCTCGAATACCATCTCCGACATCTCGGATCTGCGCCATCATATCGCGCATAGTATCGTTTACTGCTGATGGGAGCATCCCCTCTGGCGCACCATCTGGCGGTGCAGCATTATTATTAGCAGGGGTTAGAGAATATTTTGTGTATGCCATGATATGTCCTTAATTTTACTGTGGTTCTGTCTGAAATTCACCAGATAATAGACCTCTTAGCCCTGTAACAGGTACATTATAAGTTCTTGGTTGGAGTTCTGGCATCCTTCCAAGGCGCATTTGTGCTGCTAAGTTTTCAATTGCTGTTCTACGCATTGCTTCTGCGCCCATACGAGATGCTGCTGCTCCTGCTGCTAATGGCGCACCTATTGTTGGTTCGTCTGCTATAGCACCGCCTGAGAATATGCCTGACACAACACCTGTTGGGGCAAAACGACCATAGAATTTAAGCAAATTCTGAGTTGTTCCACCTTTAGCTGCATTTTCAATTGACTCTTGTTCTTGCTTAGTAAACAAGCGCATTTTTTTGTCATTTTTAGCTAACTGTCGTAACTGTTGAGCCATTGAGTTTTCTGCGCCTGATGCTGTAAATTTAGACTTATCTAATTCAGCATTATTTAACATATCCTCAAAAATCTCTGATTTCTTGAGTTTGCTATAAGCTGATCGAGCATCTTTCCACATTTGAACAGACTCTTTACTACCACCAATTAAAGCAGTATCAGGTGCATTTAAAATAGTATTGTCAAAATCATCTACAAGAATAGATGCTAATCTGCGTTCTTGTGGGTCTGCACTTGCTTGTGCGCCTTTAATAATTTTTCTAAGAGATTGTAGTTCTGTGAAATCTTTTGGTGTGGCTGGATTAGTTAGTTCTTCTAGGGCAGATGCAATCTTAGGATACGCTTTTGGTGTGTATCCTTCTGTGCGTAAATCTTTGCCAATTTTGTCCATTCTGTTAATAAAAGCATCAGATTGAAACAAAACACCAGACTCAGAAGCTCTGTTAAACAGATTTGTAGACTCTTGTGCTAATTGCTCTGCTGTTGGTGCGCCTTTAGCCTTGCGAGTGGCTGTCATGCCAAATGGTGCAGCAGTTGTAACTCCAGCAATCATACCTGCTAGGGGGCTACCTGTGGCTTCTGTAACATACTGAGCAGTAGCAGCAGATGGTGCAGATGCAGCAACTTGTGCTTTAGGTGCTTCTGCTAAACGCTTAGAAACTTCTCTTGTAACAGGACTAACTGTTTGTTGCCCTAATTTCATAAGAGCAGGCAATTGGGCTAATGTAGAACTAATACCACCAGCACCTGCCTCAAGCATTCTTTCGCCTCGGCTTTGTGGCTCTGCAAGACCCATCTGTGTCATTGCTTGGCTTGCTACTTGGCTAGGCATTTGTAACTGTGGAATCTCTGTGCCTGCAACCTTGTTTACACCGCCTGAAATCATGTTTACAAGCGTATTTAAAGCATCGCCAATAGGTAGAGCCATAGAACCTATTAATGCGCCTGGCGCACCTCCTACTGCGCCTCCTGCAACAGCACCAGGCACAGTTTGAGCCATGCCTCTAGTAACTATTTCTGCTGTACGAGCCATAGTGCCTTTTTGTGGCTTTTCTGATGCAGTAGCATCATCGTACAATTTTTTGGCAGCCTTGTTTATATCGGTTTCTGACATAGAGTCTGGAAACTCTACTTGCCCTACTTTTGGAATATCAATAATCATTCTACTTTTCCTGTAGCTGGATTAAATCTTTTAATATTGCCTTGCTTCATTGGTTGTATAGGACTAACTCGATAAATTTCAACAACATCTTTTAGATCAGGGTTTTTACCTATGATGTCTAGTTTTCTGTTGTATTCGCCAATGCTATATTCAGCAACCCGTTTTGATGCGTTAGCAATTTGTCTAATTTCAGCAGGAGTTAAGCTATCAATATCACCTGAAAATGCTTTTTCAGCTAACTTGCCTTCGCTTTCAGTAATAGCACCTTCACCGCGCATTGACTTGCGACCTTGTAATGTAAGTTCAGCAAAACCACGAATGGCTTGGCGAGTATTAGCAATAGTTTCTGCTGTATCTTTTCCTGTAACACCCAAAATTTGACCAAATTGAGCAAGTTTTAATTGTGGTGTTGCAAGTGGACCAGCAATAATTTTTCCTGTATCTACTGCACCAATAACTCGATCTGCTGCATCAATCTGAATGTTTGCACCTTGAGCTTGAATATTTGCATCTTTAAGCATACTACCAACTTGTGCAGCAACTCCCTCACCTGTTTTAACAGTTATATTTGTGCCAGGTGTTTTCTTTGCCATGTAATCAGTAAATGATCCTTTAAAACCATTTCTTACAGCATATTCATATTCTTGAACAGTAGCTGGTGCTTTTTCTGATTTAGCAGTTAACTCTAAAAACTTTAATGGATCTTGTGCAGCAGCCTCAAGCATTAAAGACTCTTGTAATTTAGCAAAATCAACAGTTTTTTTAGGTGGTAATGGCATTGTTAATGCTGAAAATGTCTCCGCAGTAGGCATTTCACCTGTTTCTGTAGGAACGACACCAAACTGAGGAACTTCTTTTGTAGCACCTTGAATAGCTGCTTGCAGTCTTTGTTGAGCCTCTTGCTTTTTCTTATATTCACCTAACTGAGAACCAATTAACATTTGCTTTAGCGTTCTATCAAACGACTGCTGATAACCTTCCATGCCTGCGCCTAATGCACCACCCAAAGCCTGTCCTGTGCTGATTGGTTGTGCTGTTCTGCCAGATGCTCCCAATAAAGCAATAGCAGCATTTAGTGCTGCTGCTTGGTTAGCATTAGACTGTATTCTTTGTTGCTCGGCAGGACTAACAAGTTGAGAGTAGTCTGGTTGTTGTCCGAATAAAGCTGATAGATCAATTGCCATAATTTATCCTAGTAAAGAATTTGGATTTTTTGCTCTCTGTAGAGCTAATAAGTTATAAATGCCAGAGTAATCTACTGCGCCTTGTGGCATCTGTGTTCTACCGCCCATCTGCATTTGTGGCATTTGTTGCTGTGGTTGTTGTCTACCACCTAATAAGCCACTTGCTGCTCTTAAACCTTGTAAGGCTTGACCAGCAGTTATTCCTTGAGATGCTGCACCCAAAGCATTTGATGTAATACCTGTTCCTGCTAATTCTGCTGTCGTATAAGACTGTGCTAGATTTTGTGCAATAGCCGATTCGCTTAATCCTTGGGCTGCTAATCTTGCTGCATCTTGTGCTACAAAAGAATCTACACCTGATGCTGTAAGGTTCTGTGCAATAGTAGCCTCATTAAATCCACTAGCTGCTAAGTTAGAGGCATCTGCTGCGAGTGTGTATGGTAATGCTTGTGTTGCCGCTTGTTCTGTTGCTCCAGATAATAATGCTGCTCCAACTGTATCTGCAACCGCGCCTTCTCCTGCTAATGTTGCTAGACCTGTTTCTGTTGCTCCAGTAAAAGCTGCTTCTGGTGCTGCAAGTGCTGCTAGTTCTGGAATAAGATAAGGCGCTGCTACTGCTGCTGCAAGTGGTGCAACAACTTTATAACCACCCAAGGGTTCAACTACTTCTTTTTCAAAAGAAGCACCAACATTACTAACAGCCTTACCAACATCTTCTGCTGCTCCAAGAATTCCACCACCACCACCTGATGTACCTAATACATCAGAGATAGGGTCTGTAATAACTTCTACAGGATTAGAACTGCACATAATTATTCCTTTAAGTGTTTGACTGTATTAAAGCCAACAGTTTTATAACCTAGTCTCTCATAAAACTGTCTGGTTTTATCCATGTCTACTGCTGTTGTCTGTCCTAAATGCAGATCATCTGCACCCATATCTTTAGCCCATGTTTCTAGTGATTTTACTAGCTTGAGTGCCACTCTACTACCTCGATACTCAGGCAATACAAAGAACCCTAAATCGCTTACTCGCTTACGATTACTAAAAAAGTATTCGTGTGCTAGACCAGATATAAACCCAACAATTTTGTTGTGTTCTATTGCGATAAAGCCAACTGCATTAGGGTTCTTGTATAACTGTAGAATCTTGTGCTTCTCAGGTACTGCGTAAGAAAACTCTGCCTCGGCTACCATTTTGGTAACCAGTTCAAAAAACTCCTCTAACCGATGTAGACTAAGTTTTTCTATTATCAGAACAATCCACCGCCTAATAAACCACCGCCTAATGCACCTAATACTGGTGCAGCGTATTGATTGCCAAAGAATCCAGAAACACCAGGAATCTGACCTAGTGCGTAACCACCTAAACCACCTGCTATTGCGCCTCCAAGAACTCCAGCACCACGATTCTGATAGGTGGGCGCGTTAGTGGTCTGTGTGCCATATTGACCTAATGGAGTGCCATAGACAGACGATAAATAGCCTTGGAGTTGTTGGTAAGGTAATTGTTGTCCGAACTGATACCTTGCCAATTGCTCTTGTAAAGGTTGTGCAGCGATTGCTTCTTGCTGTGCGCCAACTTGGGCTAGTGTCTGAGATGGTAGGAATTGCTGACTGTAGAACTGAGGTGCATATCCAGCTAACTGAGCTTGGGCTAATTGTGCCTGTTGCTGTAGTCCTCTTTCTTGTTGATACTGTGTTCCAGCAATATTGGCTGTAATATCCCCTAAAGACCGCCCATAAGCCTCTGTAGCAGTTCCTAATGCTCTTTCCATAGAGCCACTACCTAAACGACCAGACTTGCTATAAAGGCTCGAAATGCCAGGCAATACTGTTTCACTAAACTGTTGAGTAAGTGGGCGAGTAGCTGCTGCCATCATCGCTTGTTGATAAGGGTTTGCATTTAAGAAACCACCAGCAGCCGTTTGACCGACTTGACCTAAAGACGATGTATAAGCCTGTTGAGCCTGTTGTAGAACAGGGCTTTGCTGACGAGCAATAGCCTCCTGTTGGGCAATTGCCTCGGTAGTCGCAGCCGATGGGCTTACATAGGTCTGACCAGGAAAGAACTGTGGTTGCTGACCTGTAAGAAACAGACTCTGCGCCCTCTCTAAACCTTGGGTAAGGTAGGGCAATAGTGCTGGATCTATCTGCGAGGTTTGTGTAGTTGTTGCCATAGTTTTATCCTACGATGATATATTGAAAGTTGAGGTCGTTATGACCTGTGTTTCTATGTGTAATTGTTGCTGAACCGCTTGTTTGTGCAGAAATATATAAATGTGCCATTTCTGCTGCTGCATGACTAGAAGTTGGTGTAAAAAGTATGACTGAATCTGCACCAATCCTTGCATCTGTAAGAGTTGTTGTTGTAGAACTTTGTGTAAGAGTTATTCTGCCAATATTATTAGTTTTACCATTCATAATGCCATTGACTACTTCAGCAATTCCACGCTGATCTGATCCAAATGGCGGTAAAACTCTATACATTACCTAGTTCCTAGAGGGCTTAAATCAATGTCTATTCCAACTGCTGATGTCCAACTACCTGTAGGGGTTAATTGTAGACGATGATACCGCCCAATACCACGCACAGCCACTCTATTTTCGCTATCTGCTGCGGTCTGAGAGCCAAATGTTGTGGACTCAGACAAAAGCCTACGAGACAGTAATGCTACCGATCCAGAGCCATCATCTACGATTGGTTTAACCATCGTGATTGCTGAAGTAGAACCAGGCACTTCTATATCACCTGTCTCTAGGTACGCTGTAGCGTTAGCACCAGAGAATGTAACAATCTTTGCACCATCCACACCAGCTAACTGTAATTTTCCACCAAGCCATAATCGGCTATCAAAGGTGGTCAAAATGGTGTCTAAATTACCATAAGTATCCATACCCTCTAAAGTAACGGCAGGGGTAGATGTTGAGGCAATTCTATCTACAGAAGTTGTGCCACTTGTCCATCTTTGTGTCTGATAATTGTAAA